GCCCTACCAATATTTGATCCCATAACAACTACTGTAACTGGCGCTTCAAATCCCACGGTCACAATAGCTGATAGAGCAGGCAATTCTACTGCAATTCAATTTGTTGCTGGCAACGGTTTGTCTATAACACAATCGTCAAATGTAATTACGATTGGAAAGGGATCGGAGACAGTTTCTACTGTTAGCGGGGCAAGCAGCCTTGCTGCAACTGATTCAGGTAAGGTTATTTATGTAGATGCTACTACTCTTGCTGGGGGAAGAATTACTTTACCAACATGTGCTGCTGGACTTTATTTTAAGTTTGTTCTTACAAGCGACTCAGGCACTGCTTTTAAAATATCTACTAGCGACCATGGGGCAGGTTCTCAAACACAATATTTTTATGGTACTGTAAGTATTATTAGCTTAACAGATGACGAGACGGCTTCTCAAAGAGTAACTTCCTCTACTGCCGCAGCTAACGAAGAAAATCATGATAACCTTTCTTTTGATGGGGACTCTGCTACAAGTGGAGGTGTAGTAGGTGACGTTATAGAGATTTTCGGAACAAGCACTACGGCTTGGTTAGTTAGGGCTATTTTAAGAACAACTAACTCATCTCCATCAAGTGTAGCAATAATAGGCGCTTCATAATGAGTAGCAAGCACGACGCCATAGAGGAGATAGCTGAAGTATTAGATACGTTAAATGAAATTATATCTAAGTACGAACTAGAAGATGACTTTGCATACATCTTCTGTTGTGCTGTACCTATAGGAGTCAATGTTTTTGAAACAGAATACACAGCAGGGTACTCTTGGAGCACAATGGGTAGAACAGAGTTTAATGCTATACTCACTATACTAGAAAACGCTTACCACAGCCGTGATGACGGAAAGTGGGAGCTATTAAATAATATATCACTAAATTAAAATTAATTACATATGGCAAACATTATTAGAAAAATAGTTGTTGGCCCAAATCCTAAAGACGCTATGGCTTACTATCTAGGCATGCGTGCAGGAGACGGCAAGGTGTCAGCTATTATGGAAAACGAAAGGTCTTTATACAAATACAATGTTCGTAGATACGAAGTGTATATAGAAGACCAAGATTCTACTTACCTTTGGAAAACGGTTGAGAATCAACCAGTATTAATTGAATATGACTGTAAATTTGAATAGACATGAATGCCGTATATCATTTTATTGTAAGTGTCCCAAAGAAATTTGAGGACACTTTAAAGGTTGGGGATAAAGAGATATTCCTAGAAAATAAATTTAACGAGTTTGAGCATAGGATCTCCTATGGAGAAATTATAGCTACACCTATGAAACATCCAGAGCTACAGTGTAAGCCTGGTGATACCCTTATATTCCACCATCACGTAACAACAAACCCAGCGTTAAACTTAGGAGACAAAAGGCATCTTGTTCTTTACGATCCAGAAAACGGAAGGATGAGTCAAGCAATAGCATATAGAGATAAAGACTCTGATGAGTTGCATATGCTTTCTGACTGGTTGTTTGTTTTACCTGTAGACGAAAGAGAGGATGAGGTTTCTGAAAGCGGTATTATAATGGAGCTTGCTACACAGAAAGAACTTGCTGATGAGGCAGAAGTATATATGCCTCATCCAGAGTTAGAAGCTCAAGGTGTAAAGCCAGGTGATATTATAGGTTTTGATAAAAACTCTGACTATAAAATAAAGCTAGATAATGGTGATGTTGTTTATAGAATGAGGGTAGATGATATAAGCTATGTCAAAGTTTACGACAGCGAGTGCAGCTAAAAGGCTTATGTCTTCTATGGAGCAGGCCATAGATAATATGATTAGTGAAATTAAAAAACCTGTTGATCAAGAAATAAATGGTAGCGCACGTAAAGCTGAATTACAATCTATAAAGCAAACTGCTATTGATTGTAAGGAGCTTCTTATAGAACGTCAGAAGCTAGAGCAGATGTTAAAGGATCTTTCTAGCAACGGGCAAATAGAAGAAGAGGCTGATTATAGTAGTGGCTTTGCAGAACGTTTTTCTAAATAATGCTTATCGATGTTAATGAATATAATGAACAAGCTGTTGGTATATGCCCCGATGGCACGCAGGGTAAAGTTATCACAATCAGTGGTCTACACATTATGCTTCCCGAACAACCAGCCGATTCCGATATTGCCTTCCACGACCTTCCGCAGGAGGATCAATATTGGAGGCGTCAAGAACTACCCAAAGAGCTGCTTAGGATTCGCAGTATGGACGAGTGGATGGAGGCGCCGAGCGAATTTAGAAAAAGGTTTCGTCCGTATATCGAAGAAGAATATAGACGTAGGCGTCAGGGTTTTTGGTTTTATAATAACGGCACACCTGTATATATATCGGGGCGTCATTACATGTTCTTACAGTGGTCCAGAATAGATATCGGCTACCCGTCGTATCTTTCTTACCAACGTGAAATCTATCTACACATGGCTGCGTGCGAGTCTGATCCTCGTTGTATCGGTCAGCTATATACTAAGTGTCGTCGCTCTGGCTATACCAATATCTGTGCTTCTGTTCTTGTGGACGAAGCTACACAGGTTAAAGACAAGCTTTTGGGGATCCAGTCGAAAACAGGTAAAGACGCTCAGGAAAACATATTTATGAAAAAGGTAGTCCCGATTTTTAAATCGTACCCTTTCTTCTTTAAGCCTATACAGGACGGTACTACAAACCCACGTATGGAACTAGCTTTCCGAGAGCCATCAAAACGTATAACAAAAAACAATAAAACCTCTGCAAAAGGTGAAGCGTTAAATACGATTATCAATTGGAAGAACACTACTAACAATGCGTATGACGGAGAGAAGCTGCATCTACTGTATCTCGATGAGGCAGGTAAGTGGGAAAAACCTACCGATATAAAGGAAGCTTGGAGGATACAAAGGACTTGCCTTATTGTAGGTAGAAAGATAGTGGGTAAGTCTTTGGTTGGTAGTACAGTAAATCCCATGGACAAAGGTGGTAAGCAGTATAAAAAGTTATGGGAAGATTCTGATCCGTGTATGCGTAACGCCAACGGAAGAACTGTGTCTGGATTGTATAGACTGTTTATCCCAGCTTATGATGCGCTAGAAGGGTTCTTTGATATTCACGGAGATCCTGTTATAGAAGATCCTAAGTCTCCAATAGACGGTATCGATGGGGAGGCTGTAGCTTTTGGATCTAAGACTTTTTTAAAAAACGAGAGGTCTGCTATGAAGACTGACGCTAGGGAGCTTAATGAGTTTATACGTCAGTTCCCGTTTTCTCCTGAAGAAGCTTTTAGAGATAGTATAGAGGGCAGCCTATTTAATATAGGAAAGATTTATGAGCAAATAGAAAACAATGACAACTTATATCCTAACCCTGTTGTTCAAGGAAACTTTGTTTGGGTAGATGGAAAGCGTGACGGGAGGGTTGCATTTAGGCCTATGGCTGACGGAAGGTGGAGGGTAGCTTGGATGCCTCCAGCAGAAATGCAGAACAAAAGAATTTACGAAAGAGGAAAGCTTGTTGCACCAAACCATGCTTTTGGTTGCGGAGGTGTTGACTCCTACGATCTTGATGCTACTGTTGATGGGAGGGGCTCTAAAGGTGCATGCCATTTGTTTAACAAGTTTAATATGGTGCATCCTTCTAATATGTTTGTTGCAGAATATATGAGCCGACCACCTATGGCCAAGATTTTTTATGAGGATATACTTATGGCTTCTTTCTTTTACGGATATCCATTACTTATAGAAAATAATAAATATGGGATCGTTAGATATTTTGAAGAACGTGGTTATGACGGTTATGTATTGGATAGACCAGATCACTTAAAATCATCTAGTTACAGTAGTAACGTTAAAACAAAAGGCATCCCGTCTAACTCACAAGATGTACTCCAAGCTCATGCTCAAGCTGTAGAAGATTATATCCATCAACATGTGGGGTATAATGAGGAAGGGGATATGGGAAGGATGTATTTCAACCGCACGTTAGAAGACTGGATAGGTTTTAAAATAAACGATAGAACAAAGTATGACCTTACGATAAGTTCTGGCCTGGCTTTGCTCGCTTCTCAAAAGGTAGAGAAGAAAATAAAACGCACTAATTTTGAAGAGAAAACTTTTTTCAGAAAATACAAATACAACTCTTCGGGCCCCTCAATTCTAAAAAAGTGAAAAACAGTATATTTGCAGATATGACAACTGAAGCATAATGGAGTACGGACAAAGTAAAGGAACATACGGCAACTTCCCAGATCCATTTGCAAGTCCCATAGAAAAGGCTTCAAATGAATACGGACTGAAATACGCTAAAGCTATCCACGGGCAGTGGGGCTCTGGTGAAGACTCTTCATCACTACTAAATCGTAGGATGTATGAGTTTGAAAAAAATAGAGACTACGCTAACGGAACGCAGGACACTTCTATCTATAAACAAATACTTAACTCTCTGGATCCTAACAATGGTGACGGGACGTTACTTAATATAGATTGGTCCCCTGTACCTATCGTACCTAAGT